GCGACATGGCCGAGCTCTTCTTTAGACCCGGCTCTGCCGTTTTCTCTTCTGACGCATCTGGAGCGGATAACACCATCCATTCTCGTCACAAAGAGCCTTTGTACAGGGTTAGAGACTCTAAAATCTCTAACGTGTCTTATGGTTCTCTTGATGATGAGCCTGGTTGGGATCCTGCTGTGTTTCGTAAGAAGCTGCGTGATTACCTAGTGAAGTCCAAAGTTCATTTCTGCGACGGAACGATCTTTGAGGTTGAAGGTAACATGTCTGGTGCTCTTCTGACAATCAACGACAACAGTCTTATCTTCCGTGCCGTGCATTACTACGTTTTGTTCACTAATCCTGAACTTGACGAGCTTGATGCAACTGGTGAGCTTGACTTGCGGGTCAAGACAACGGGTGATGACTGTTTTGTTGGCGTCGCTGAAGAGTACATGAATGACTACTTTGAAGCTTACAAGAAAGCTTCAGCTGAATTGGGATTCATCATCGGTGATTTCCAGTTTGGTCTGGATGCGGAGTATTGTGGCTTCCGTTTCCGACGGTTCCCCCACGGTTGGGTAAGAGTGGCGGCTCACCAGCAGACGATTTGGGACACACTCAAGTACAACAAAGCCAAGTCTCCTTATGAAACTAGCGCTGTTGTGCAGAGTCTCTTGATCAACTACTGGTGGGATGCTGAAATCCGTGACGTTCTTGTTCGCTTTAGAGCTTTTCTGTCTACAGCTATGGCTGGGGCAGGTCAGACTTCATTCACATGGATGTCTGATGGGGATATTGAACGTTTGAATCGACCTGCGAAGGTTTCTTTTGAATGTTCTGATCCTATTGAGTTGAACCGTTTGGCCACTGTAAAAGGTACTTTCTCGGTTTTATTTGATGCAATGGCTCCGAAAAAGAACAAGAACAACCAAGGGAAGAAGTCCGCACAAGCGGCTTCTGTCGTCCGACAGGAAGAAAGGGCTCAAGCTATGGCTACTCCTGGAGGAATCGGAGACAGGATCATTCTCGAGTATAGCAAGTTTCTCGCTAATCCTCGCGCTTATGGTCCTATTCCTGGTCCTTCAGACGGTTCTCGTCATGCTGAGCCCAGGTCTTTCGACAAAGACATTATTCTTACTGGAGATACTCCTGGTAGCAAGTACAACCACTATGTTGTTTTGGATCTCAACTCAAACCTCGTTCACAAGTACTCACAAGATGTTACTGCTTCTGGTGGTCTTGTTTATAAAGGTCGTGCTGATCCTGACGAGTTTCTTACTAGCTCCGAATACAATGATATCCGAGTTAATGGTGCAATAATGCGTGTTTTCAACGAAACTGAAGATGCT